GTACGCGATGATGTCAGCAAGTGCTGAATCAACGTCGTTGAAAGAAGTTAGGTTTAGCTTCTTTGTTGTTGTAACTGCTGAACCGTATTCGTTCAGTGTTACTGTAACCTGTGATGGGTTACCTAGTGCAATGCTTGAAACATCTGATGATTCTGTCAATGTAGATGTAGCCTGAGCCAAATCTGAATAGATTGAGAATACAACTGATGATCCTGGCATAGCCTGTTGTACCGGCTTAACATCTGCAAGTGAACGCATAACAGGAATGGAGCGAAGCGCCATTCTTACATACTGATCGTATGCTGCTTGTACGAGGTTGCTGATCGTCGAGCTAGAGGTAGGGGTACCTGTTGGGATAGCCATTTGGGTCTAGCCTTTCGTTTAGGATCGGATGTTAGAGTCCAGACAATCTAATGACTTCATCTAACTCTTCACGGCTGTTTGTATTGAGAAGTTTTTGCATTATGTCTGCGTTATGTTCTGGCGATGAGCCTGAATCTGCAGTGTTAGTCATTCTCTTATACGCAGCCGCTTGAGCTGGATCTACATTAGGTGTTGCCTGGGTTTGACTAGATTCATAGCCGAATACATCGGCATAATCATCTAGCCATTTAGACAAAGACTCTTCAGTTGGGTCAATGTCCTGCGGAATAAATGAAGCAATCTTGCCGTTTATCCCGCGAGTTGCGAGGACATCCTTAATTGCTCGTTCGCGCTGGCCTTTGCTTAGGTTTTCAAACTGAGAGCGAAGCTCCTGTAGTTCTTTATCCTTTTGCTTTGCAGCCTTGCGTAGTTGCTTTACAAGGTCATTAGACTGCGGAGATTCCGTAGTGAAATCGTCGTCGTCATCCTCGTACTCGTAATTGGACATATGTCCTTCTCCCTATCATTAGTTGATTGCGCTAGCCTCATACTCGAATGGGGATTCGGTATGGCTCTAACTCCTGGTAATTGTTATCACTCCACTAGGCCAGTCGTTCTAGTGGCAGGTCTGTTATATACCGCCTGCGCGGTCTCTTGCTAGTGCTCCAGCAGTAAGTCCTGATTGACCACCAAAGGTAGCCTTCTCAAGCCCAGTAACTTTCTGACGCTGCTTGCGTGCTTCTTGCTGTCCTGAAAGTTTAAATATCTCTGACTCTGCAGTGGTCTGTGTGTATGGGCTTTCTCCATAAATAGATGCAAGTTCTGAACCACGTTGTAGTCCAGCACCGATTGTAGAATAACCTGCAGTGGCTGCGGCCTTATCAATACCAGCGTTGCGAAGTTCTTCGGCACGAGTCATTCCTGTTGTAAGTCCAGCCTGAAGTGCAGCTCCACCAATCTCAGCAGCAGTAACCTTACGCTTAATATCCTCAAGACCCTTTGCTGGATCAAGTGTGTAAGCCAAGATATCGCCATTAGTAATATCAGGATAGAACTGCTTAAGTGCTGTAGATACTTCTGGGTTAGCCTTAAGTACACGATTCTGTGCTGTAGCAATGCGGTCTTCTAATTCTACTGCAGATACATCTCCAGCAATAAACTTCTCAAAACCTACCTGCTTGCCGGTAGCGTCTTTTGTGTAGTATGAAGCTGGCAATCCATAGTTACGCATAATTTCTTGGTACTGGTCTTCAAGTCTAATGTATTCTGCAGGGCTTAACGCTCTCAGTCCTGCTAACTTGCGTGCTTCATTTGCCTTAAACCTGTCTTGATATTGAGTTGTTCCAGCAAGGGCAAGGCGAAGAGAGTCTCCATCTTCTATGCCATCTTCAAATAATTTAGTAAGAGGCACAATAAGACTCTCTAGACCGTTGTTTTTAAGTTCAAGAGTAATTAAATCAAACGCAGACTTATTCTTTGTTTTAGGAAGTGAATTTGGTCCACCTCTATTTACCTTACTACCATCAGAGTATGTAATAGTCACGCTTCCATCAGCATTGTCTGTTACATCTGTAACAGTCTTAGTTCCACCGCCACCAGTTCCACCGGTTGAACCTGCTGGAACTTCGCTTGACGTAGTTGGAGCAGTTCCACCAAAGGCTGTAGAAAATGGAGACGCGTACTGACGTGTAGCTTCTAGTTCGGTAGTTGGAGCGGTGCCGCCAAAGGCAGTAGAGAAAGGCGATGCATATTGACGTGCCGCATCTAACTCAGTAGATGGTGCTGTGCCACCAAATGCTGTAGAAAATGGACTAGCGTACACCTCTGTTGCTGCACGTGCTGTTGCATTATCAGTTTTCTTAGGAGGAGTAGTTTTAGGTGAAACTGCTTTTTTAGTTGCCATCATTTACCCCATAAATCCAAAGTCTCGGAGGACTTGTGTTAGCCCAGTGGAAACTGTTTCTCTAGCATTTTCTGTGTACTGCCAACGAGGATCCTTACGTAACGCTTTTTTATATTCAAATAAAGACATTTCTTTATCCGGTCCAATAGCCATACGAAGAGTAGGGTCGTCAAGAGTAATACTATTTGGGTTTACTTCTAAAGTACTTGCAAGAATACTCTTATACGGAGAGTAAATTGTTGCCAAGTCTACACCAGAAGATGCAAGTTTTTTTACCTGATCCGGTAGTCCAAGAACTGCTGTCTCTCTTATTGTATTCTTGATAGCATCTACCTTTTCGCCAGCCTTAAGACGTTCCTCAAAGTTTGCAATCTGGTCCTGATTAAGAGTAATGCCGTTAGCTATAGCAGTCTGTAAGAAATCTTGACGTGTTAGTTCAGCTGCACTTGCTTCGGTTGTTTCTTTCTTTTTCTTAGCAGCAGCAATCTCAGGAGCAAACTTCTTGTCTTTTTGAAATATATCAATTAAGAACTGCTCTTCATCAAGGCCACCTGTAACCCTAGCAGTTACTTTTCCATCTTTTGTTACATACTGGGTTCTAGTGGCTTGCTTCTCTTGAGCCTTTGTAAGTTTCTTCCCAAGATAATCTATTTCTTCAGCAGTTGCTTCGCGTCCTAACAGTTTAACTGATAGGTCTTGAACTGTTCCTGCAATTTTGGTTGGATTCCAAATCTGGATATCCTCACGGATGGAAGGCTTTCCTGTTGCTCCTGTGCCATCTTCTGGCATTTCTTGTAGAAGGTATTCACGGACAGTAAACTCTCTACCTAAATTTTGTGACTGTAATAATCTTTTTTGGTCAGCATCAAGGTAAGAAGTTAATAAACTATCAGAGTACTTACCGCTAGTAGGTACCTTGTATCCTGCCTTCTTAAGTAAAACAGCAAGTTCTTTGCGCTCTGATAAAGGCATTTCATAAATCAACAAAGCTGTTGGGCTTGCATTTGCCTGTACGCCTTGCGATCCGCTAAAACCTGCGTATGGATTTGGGGTTTGTCCAGACATAGTTGAAGTATTGGGTACGGAACCACTCTTCCAGTTGTTATAGAATGCTTCTTTTTCTGCCAATTTAGTCTCCAATTAGTGTCGAGAATAGAACGTTGTAAGCATCTTCAGCGTTAGCGTTTTGAGACGCTACTTCTTCTAGTGCTGTCTTAACGTTCTGCTTGAGCAATTCTTTATATGCTATTGCAGTTGCGCTTGAACCTGTAACAAGGTCACGAGTATAGATATAGTTATCATACAACTCTGACATTTTCTTAAGTGAGTCAAATGCTACAGTATCAGCCTTACGAGCAACTGATGCACTAGGCCCATTTATCATATTTTGTAAATCTTGATATGCAACCTGACGCATTCTTTGACGTTCAGAACCGCCACCTAGTTCAGCCTGAAGAGCAGGACGTGCGCCCTTGAACTGTGTAGCCCAAGTCTGCCATTGCTCTCTTAGTTTAACTTTTGCACTATCACCATAGGTGTTAGCAAGTTCTTCTTCATATAAATTTTGTTGGCTGTAATAGAACTGTCTGTCACGAGCAGCTTGGCTATCCTGCAAGAAGTCATCAATACTCTTGCTGTATTTAACACCAGACTTAAATAGCAAGCGGTAGGCATCAAAGTCAAATTCGCCAACCTTTGGCATCAAGAATGCTGCGCCTTGTGGGTGAGTTTTAAGTAAAGCATTGTTTTTATCAATCCACTTTACTGTATCATCAACGGCACGTACTACTGAAACTACATTATCATCGGATTCAGATACTGTATATGGCATCTGGTCTGGATATAGACGTAGCCATTCCTTCATTGCTTTATCAAGACTACCGTTATACTGGTTAATGAGGTTATTAAATACCTGCTTAAAATTTACTCGATCATTTGCTCTAGCCCAGTCAGCCATCTCTGACTTAAGGATTACTTGTGGTGATGCAGGAGCAAAGAATCCAAAGATAAAGCGCATTGCAAGTACGCTAACTGTAGCTGCGCCAATTTTTTCTTTATATGCGCCCAATTCTCCAGGTGATGGTGGAATCCACTGCCCTGTTTCTGGGTCAAATGTTGGCTTTACTCCGTGACCTGTAGCCTCAAGATATGTAGCAGCTTTACGGAAAGCTGAAGCATACTGGGATTGACGCTCATTTTTATCAAGAGTTGCTATAAATCTTGCAAGGTGCGCTGGAAATATAGCGTTAATCATTGGTTGATCTTCAGAACTTTAGTGGAACTGCTGCTACTGGACCAGCAAATGTAGGGAACAATGAATCTGGGTTCATTGATGGTGTAAGCATATTCAACTTGCCACCAAATTCCACAGGCATTGGAGCCTTAAAGGATTCAGGTGAACCAAAGAATTGAGCTACATCGTTCATTACTTCGTATACTGCATTTACGCCAGGATAGAAGAAGTAGGAATCTCCGTTATCATCCTGTTGTACAAAGCCAGAATGTGTCACACCTTCGTAGGTGAGGGATAAACGACGAATAGATTCTGGGTTGTAACGGACTGTGCGATAAACGCGACGATAGAAGTCCTCTGTTGCACGGTAGAAACGCGCAAAGTTACGGCTTGCCATAGCCAACTGGCTACGAACTGCAGGGTTATCTACAAACGCAAGGACTCTATTCTTAGCGAGTTCTTCTGTAAGAGCAACAATTTCTTTCTTTGCTGTAACAGTTGCAGCTTTAAGAGCATCTCCTTCAAGTCCACTTGTGTATCTTTTCATAAGATAACTTTCAAGACCTGATTCTGCCATTTCTTTACGAATGCGAATCATTTCATTGATGACAATAGGTTCACGTGAGAAGCGTGCATTAGCTTCACCCATCGCATCCCAAGCCTTATCTGTAAGACTTACAGCGTAGTTGCCTGTATCAGATACTGGCACAAGTGTAGGTCCAGATACAAACTCTGGCGTTAAGTCTGGATTCATACGATCTGGTAGGTCTTCAAGACTAAGATTTTTGGTAGAGACTGCATACTCTCCATCATCACCTAAAGTACGAACTTTATTTAATAGGTCATCGTTAATCTGACCATTACGCTTTGAGTAAAGGTTACGAACTGCATCGTAAGCCTTCTTAGCGTGTACGTTAATATTACCGCCAACTGACTCATCGTATAACTGGAAGCGTCCACGTTCTGCGGGTGTAAGTTTTTCTAGGTATTCACGCATTGCTTGGAGAGCCTTTGGCTCATCATCAAGATGCTTAACTGCAATCTTTGCTAGGTCATCTGTTGATGAAACTCCTAGTTGTACAAGCCAAGATACTCTATTTTGCTGATTTGCTACTGGGTTGAACTGAGTAAATGCAGAGTCACCACCAGCCTGCTTGTATGCAACGCCGTCAATCTCAATCGCTGCCATCTTGCCATACTTAGCAACATCATCACTTACTTGTAGGAATTGGTCAGCACCACGAAGGCCGTTCTTTCCACCTTCTGCGATAGCACGAAGTGTGTCATCAAGGTTTCCGTACTGTGCAATTTCTGCAAGGTACTCAGCACCCTTTTTATCGACTACTCGACCTAGGCCGTCTTTAAGGACTGCATCAGCCATAATTTTACGTACATCTTCTGGGGTCTGCGCTTCTTTAATCTTAGCAGCATAGGTCTTTAATTCTTTACGGCGTATAAGTTTGTTAAGCACACCGACTTCACCTGCTTCAAGATCAAGGGTAAGTGTTTTCTTTCCTACAGTCTTAAGGGATTCGTCTCCAGTAATACCTTTAGCAAGGCGTAAACGAGTAGAAAAAGCACGACCTGTTCCAATTCCAAAAGTAGAATCACCGATAGCAAGGTGCATCATCAAATCTTCAGTAGCATTACGTATAGCAAAACGCGGTCCTGCTAGAGTTCCAATAACCCAATAAGATAAAATCTTATCTACTGAACGCTTGTGTGATAGACCAAGTAGTTTGTTAACAATTCCTGAACGTACAGCCAATCTATCAAGGTCTACCACAGACGGAACTGCAATGCCAGATGACAACTGATATGGGAATAGCGCAAGTTGCTGGTCACCAAATTGTGCAGGATTTCCTCTATTAACATTATCAACTACGATATCTGCGGCATATCTCTTTTCAAGACCTTTACCTGCAAACTGGTCCATATAAGATTTGCCTACAGCTGACTTAGATACACCGCGAATTTCTGCGACTGTATTCCAAAGACCAACAAATATCTGCTTGCGTTGACCTTCAGTACCAGCTTCAAATGCTTCAGCAATCATCTTGCTGTGATAACGAGAGTTAGCAAGGCGAGCAACTCGATATACCTGAGTAGAGGCGTTATCTGACATTACATCAAAGAAGCCATCTTTAAAGTACGGAATAGTTGTGAACTTTGCTGCAAAACGGTCAATGCGTCCGCAAAACGGGCAATGCGTCCTTGGATAACTTCAAGTGGCATACGTATTGCCCCAGAAGGACCCTTTGTTTTGGATATAAATGATTCATACTGTGCGATGCGTGCAGGATCATCTATCAAACCTGTAGCAATATCTGCATATTGTGGCTCTGAACCATAAAGTGCTGCAATAATCTTACGACCTGATTTATCAATATCAATAACTTTATCTGCCTGCGTATAGATGGCAATGCGTGCTTTACGTGCTGCATCAAGACGCGGAATAAGTGGAGTCTGTCGAGCAGGCTGTCCAGAAATAATTGTTTTTACATCAACAAAGTTAGCAAAGTAGTTTTTTGCTGTAGGTGCATCTTTAACACCAGCTCTAATAAACTCATCAATAGCGGCTGGACCAAATTCAGGAGCAATGCGCTTAAGTTTAGTTGACGCTTCTGTTGCGGCCTTGATATCTTTAGATGAGCGAGCAACCTTTAAGTTGTCAAGTTCTTTTCCGTATGTATCAAAAAAACCGACAACTTTAGGATTAGTAAATGCTGCATCTAGTTTTTGTGGACTTCCAATAATTTTCATTAAAGAATAACTAGCAGCATCATATGCCTGCTTTGCCTTGCCAAGAATTAGTAATGGATCTGTTCTAAATCTATATAAAGCATCAACGCTACCTGAGATTCCTTTATAGAGAAATCCTGTACCTTCTAATCCTTCTGGTAATACAGCATTAGCAACATCACGACCAGGTGAATATTTAGCGGCAACTACTGCATCGTAAGCATCTTGATATAAAGGGTCTTGATTCTTGCTTGCTCTAGCAGCAATCTGTTTTTCTTCTTCTGTACCGTTGGCAATAATTTCATCTAGCGGAACACCAGAAGATGCTTTAATAGCAACGTTAACTCGGTCTTGAGTGTACTTTGCTTTAGCCTTGTTGATACGGTTTGGGTCAAAGACAAGTTCTCCGCTTTTACCTGTAGCATCCCAAGCTGTTTGAAGACCTGATAAACCTCTTAATTGGTTACCTGGTTTTGCTTCTTCTAACTGTTCTGCAACTTTAGAAAAACGATATAGACGTGTCATAAAATCTGACGCTGCTGTAGCAGCATTTAACGCAACTTTGCCAGCGTCTACAAGTCTTCCACCTGTATAGTGCCAAGCGGTACCCCAAGCGCCACGATTTTCTTCAGGCTTATCTCCATTAAATTCTACAAGAGCATTCTGCTGATCTGCAGGTAACTGATTAAACTTTTGTTTAGCCTGAGCAGGAGGTAAATCTAAAAGATTTTTGTGAGTATCTAGCAAACTAGATAAAGCATCAACTTGTTTTTTTTCGTTAGGATTTAATTGAGCTTGGGTGGCAGCAAGTTTTAAATTTGTGCTAGCCATTAAAGTCCTCTTGAAGCAGCTTGCTGATAAAGTATTGTTATTTCACCAGTTGTATCGTAAGGCAAAAGTTTTGCCAAAGTATCTGAAAGTTTTTCTACTGACTTACCCATCATCAATGCTGATGATCCAACGCCTGGTCCAATGTCAACGCCAGCTGTGATTTCTTCTTGAGGGCGTTGTGTTGGAGCAAATAATGGAGTAATAGGTTCTGATACTGCAGCCTCACGAATTACCGCTGCTTGTTCTGGACGGATATTTGCTGTTTTAGCAAGTGGAGCGCCTGCTTTAATAGCGGCTGTCTCTACACCTTCTCCGTATGCAGTTGAACCCATATCAAGGTTATCTGTACGTACTGAATATTTACCAGGACCTGCTACGCCTGCCAATGGATTCATTGGTGCTGTTGTCATCGGTCCTCCTCTAAAGTCTCTAGGTCTTGTGCCATCTCTTCCCACGCCTGATTAGTTTCAGTCTTATGGTTAGAATGGTAAATACTTAATTCTAATAATGATTCAAAAAATCCTGTTGCTACCTGCGATAAATTATATGCAGTTTCTGCAAGTACTACAACAAAGTCAGAAGGGCGTATAGGACGACGAATTCTGTTATTGTCCATCGTCCCATACACCTTCTACTAAATTTGTTAGCCTTTTTTTACTGCTGTTCCGCGACGGCCTGCTGGCATCATTGATGGTACAACCTTGCCTGGTCCTGCTGGCTTAGAGGTATCCTTCTTGCCTTCAACTGGCTTTGACATAGGTGCTGCTGCACGTGATCCTTTGTTCATATTTACACCTCCTCTGCTTAAGCTGCGCCGGATATACCAGCGAGTAGTTGGGCTATATCTGGACGTTGACCAGCAGCAGGGGCCTGACCAGCTTGTTCTTGTGGAGGTTGCTGCGAGGCAGGAGCGGGGGCCACACCTGCTGCTGGAATCTGTTGCTCCATACCTGGTGCCATAGGTGGCATCTCTGGGGTTGGGGCTGGTTCTGGCATAAATGCCTTTTCGATAATGTTCTCTAGCGCTTGTCCCTTTTGGCGACCTTGGATAACAGCTGCGATACGCCCGATAATCTGTGAAGGGTCTTGGCCTTGCGCCGCGAGTGCCGGTATCGCCTGAGCGTACTGAGCAACAGCAACACGCAAAGAGTCGCGCATCTCTTCAATATCAACACGTTGTTCCTCTTGTGTAACGTTAAGGTCCATTGGA